CCCATCCCCATCCCCTGCCCATCCCGCGCCGCGCCGCGCCCCATCCCCTGCCCCCTAGCCAATAAGCATCCTTATTTTTCCGTCCGTACCCCACCCCCGGGGGGTTTTCGAAAATCACCGTGACCCTGTTCGGGGGTTGCTCACATACGAAACAGAAATTTCCGCAATTTACTTTTCAAACCGTTTTAATCTCATTTAAGCCCAAAAACCCCTGAACCCTTTCCATAACCGCCCCCATGTGTTAAAAATCCGCCGAAATCTGTACATGGCCGGGGAGCCAGAAAACCACCATGAGCGTAGTGCATCGTGACTGCGCCGAAGGGAGCAGCAGGATGAGCGTACTGTCAGCCGATCAGACCGAGGGGAACGCCATGTGGGGGCCGTTCTGCCTCGTCTTCGAGGAGGAGCGCCGCGCGCCGCCGCCCCGGGACAGGCGAGTTAGGCATATCTGGACAAGAAAGCCGCGAAAGCCTATCCTCTGACGTAACCTGCACATGAAGGTCTGCGCATGAACGCGATCGCCCCCATCGACCCGGACACGCATCTCGATCTCGGCTACCCCGCGACGTTGCCGATCGAGCTGGCGCTGCGGGTGGCCACGCCCAAGGCGATCTGCCAAGCCTACGGCCTGTCCAAGAGTGACTTCGAGGACCTGTGCCGCAACCCCATGTTCGTCGAGGACCTGAAGCGCGCCAAGGAACTGGTCCGCAAGGAAGGCATGAGCTTTCGGCTGAAGGCCATGCTGCAGTCCGACGAGCTCCTGAAGACCTCGTGGGGGATGATCCACAACAGCGCGCTGCCGGCGACGGTGCGGGCCGACCTGATCAAGTTCACGGTGCGCGTGGCCGGGCTGGATGCCAGCAAGGATCAGGGGAGCGGTCCCGAGCAGCCGACGTTCAGCATCACCGTCAATCTCTGAGGGTCCATGGCGCACGAGGACATCACCTACACGCCGCCTCCGACGATCCGGCGCTTCATCAAGCACCACCGCCCGGGGGAGCTGTTCTACTCGTTCATCGTGGGCCCTGTGGGCTCTGGCAAGACCACAGGCATCTTCTTCAAGCTGGTCACCATGGCCAAGCTCCAGAAGCCGTCCAAGGACGGGATCAGGCGCTCCCGGGCGGTGATCGTGCGGAACACCCTGCCCCAGCTGAAGGACACCACGCTCAGCTCGTGGGAATACTGGTTCAAGGACGGGCAGGCCGGGACGTGGAAGGAAACCGAGAAGAAGTTCACGCTGCGCTTCGACGACGTGGAGTGCGAGGTCCTGTTCCGCGCACTGGACACGCCGGCCGACATCGCGCGCGTCCTGTCGCTCGAGATCACCTTCGCGATCCTCGACGAGTTCGTGGAAATCCCGCGGGCGATCATCGACGCGCTGTCCTCGCGTCTCGGCCGCTATCCCTCCAAGAAGGATGGGGGCGCAACGAATTGGGGCATGTGGGCCTCGAGCAACCCCTCGACCGAGGACAACTGGTGGTTCGACTACCTGCACAAGGACCTGCCGGGGAACGCCGAATACTTCCTGCAGCCGTCCGGCTTCTCGCCCGAGGCGGAGAACCTCGAGAACCTGCCCGGCGGGCGGGAATACTACGTCAATCAGGCGATCGGGAAATCGAAGGCGTACATCTCTCAGTATCTCGAGGCGAAATGGGGCTTCTCGGTGGCCGGGCAGCCGGTCATCGCGAGCTTCGACCCGCAGATGCACGTCTCCAAGAAACGACTGATTTTCGACCCCATGCTGCCCCTCGTGGCCGGGTTCGACCCCGGGCTGGGTGGCTCGGCCTTCGTGTTCGGGCAGCAGACGTTCAACGGGCAGCTCAGGGTGCTCGGGGAGCTGGTCCAGAAGAACATGGGCGCGCGGCGGCTGATCGACGAGCGGCTCAAGCCGTTCCTCAGGGCGCGGTTTCCGGACGCCGAGTTCATCATCGCGCCGGACCCGGCGTCGGGGAACAGGAGCAACGCCGACGAGCACACCGTGCTCCACGAGCTCCGCAAGAGCTTCGACGTGTCCATCGAGAGCAACAACCGGCTGTCACTCAGGATTGACGCGATCGAGCACTTCACGACCCGCATCGTGGCGGGCGAGCCGGGGCTTCTCGTCGACGAGCAGGCGTGCCCGGTCTTCACGCGGGCGCTGCGAGGCGGTTGGCGCTATGAACTGGACCCGAAAACTGGTAATCAGCGGTCACCCGAGCCGGACAAGAAGAACCCGTACTCCCACCCGGGCGACGCGGGCGGCTATCTGGCCCGGTACTTCCATCGCGACATCCAGCGCGAGGTGAGGCGCAAGAGAGCTCCCGCGCGCGTCCGGACGGCGCGCAACGTCTACCACTTCACCTGAGGTCAGGTCATGAGCAGAGCCAACCCCAAGCTACCTCCCGTCCTCGTGGAGGTCGGTGACGACGACGAGGCCCCGGTCCGGCGGCTCGACCCCGAGCAGATGGCCGCGGTGGGCGTGAAGCTCGTCGAGATGTTCACCGAGTACAAGAAAGAGCGCCAGAACGCCGAGCACAACTGGGTCAAGAATTTGCGCCAGATTTCAGGGCAGTACGACCCGGAGATCGAGCGCAAGTTACCTGCGAACATGTCGAGGGCTTACCCCCGGATCACGCGGGTGAAGTGCCTCATCATGCTGGCGCGGATCATGAACCTCATGTTCCCCGGCAACGAGAAGAACTGGGAGATCAAGGCGACGCCGTCCGCGGACATCACGGCCGAGGACGTGCAGCAGAAGCTCGACGAGATCGCGCAGAAGGATCAGCAGGCCGGCGCGGAGCCTCAGCCCATGACCGCGGCCACGGTGCGCGCCGCGGTACAGGAGATCGCCGAGGACCGGGCCCGGGAGCTGGAGATCGAGATCGAGGACCAGCTGGCCCAGATCGGCGCGGACAGCGAGACGCTCGACTACATCGGCCTCGTCCGCAAGGTGGTCAGGTCGGGCATCTTCTACGGCCCGGGCTTCCTGCACGGCCCCTTCGCGGAGCCCACCACCGTCACCACGTGGGACATCAGCGGCGGGCGACCGGTCGTGCGCGAGCAGACCACCTACCGGCCGTATTTCGAGTTCGTCCCGGTCTGGGACCTCTATCCGGACATGAACGCGAAGAGTTTCGCGGATCAGGATGGCTACTGGATCAGGAAGGTCCTCACACGTTCGCAGCTGCGGGAGCTCGGGCGGCGCGACGACTTCTTCGAGGAGCAGGTCAAGGCCGCGATCAAGCTGCACCCGGATGGCAACTACAAGCCGGAAGGCTTCGAGAACGACAAGCGGACGATCGTCGCTGGCGAGGAGCGCTCGTTCAAGAGCGGCGGCGGGCGCTACGAGGTGCTCTGCTACCACGGCATCATCAGCGCCAAGGACCTCAAGCAGGCCGGCGCGTCCGTGTCCGAGGAGCACCTCTACGACGACGTCGAGGCCGAGGTCTGGATGGTCGACAAGACGATCATCAAGGCCGACATCAACGCATGGCGGAAGCTCGACAAGAAATGCCGCACGCTCCACACGTTCGTCTTCGACGAGGACGACGCGACCCTCGTGGGCAACGGCGTGCCGTCGATCATGCGGGATAGCCAGATGTCGATCGCCGCGGCGGCGCGCATGGTGCTGGACAACGGCTCGCTCGTGTGCGGCCCGAGCGTCGAGGTGAACGACGACCTCCTCCGGCCCGATCAGGACGTGGACAGCCTCGGCTCGTACCGGGTCTACCATCGCGAGGGCATGGGCGCGGATGCCAACGTGCCGGCCGTGCGCAACATCACGGTCGACAGCCACCTGTCGGAGCTGCTGCAGATCATCCAGACGTTCATGGAGTTCGCGGATCAGGAGACGTTCGTCAGCCCGCAGACAGGCATGGAGGCCCCGCGGGGCACGGCAGAGCCCATGCGGACGGCTGCCGGGGCCAGCATGCTGCGCGCCGACGCGGCGCTCCCCTTCAAGGACGTGATCCGGAACTTCGACGCGTTCACCCAGTCCCTGCTGCAGTCGCTGGTGACCTTCAACGAGGTCTTCAACCCGCGGGTGCCCCGCGGCGACTTCAACGTGGTCGCCCGCGGCGCGACGAGCCTCATCGCCAAGGAAGTCAGGGGCCAGCAGATGGATCAGCTGGCGACGACGCTGACCGACGACGACCGCGCGAACCTCGACGGCCGCAAATTCCTCGAGGCCCGGTTCGCGGTGCGCGACCTGCAGGGCATGCTGCTGCCGCCGCAAGAGGTCGAGCGCCAGCGGAGCGCGCAGCAGGCGAAGATGGCAGAGGCCGAGGAGGCCCAGAAGCGCATGTTCGAGGCCGAGCTGCGCAAGGTCCTCACCGAGGCAGCCAAGAACATCGCCCTCGGCGAGAAGAGCATGACCGCGGCGCAGGCCCAGACGGTCACCACGGCACTGGAAGCATTGGAACGAGGAGTGAGCCCGGATGGCGAGAATGGAGACGGAACAGGCGCTGCTGAATGAGATCGCCAAGCTGAGAGGCAGCGCTGAGCTCAACCTGTTCCGCAAGTGGCTGACAGCGCTGCTTGAAGGTACGAAAGATGAGCTCGTGACATGCCCTCCGGCGTCACTCGAGAAGTTGCAAGGCGAAGCACATGCTTACAGAAACATGTTGCGTCGCATAGAGCGCTCGACTTACACAAGTGAATAACAACTGCACGGGTAGTGGAGGGCAACATGGACCCTGAGAAGAAGACCGACGACACCACCGACACCAACGACTTCGACGACGCGTTCGCGGCAGCGTCCAAGGACGACGAGCCGGCGCAAGAGACGCCCGAGGAGGCAACCGATGAGACGCCCCCGTCCGAGGAGGCAGCTGGCGAAGATGAAGATGGTGGCGAAACCGGGGCCGAGGATACCCCCGGTGAGGAGGAGCCCAGTGACCCTCCTGCGGCCAAGGACGATGCGCCGGAAGACAACCCTCCCCCTGCCAAGGAAGAGCAGCCTGAGACCACGCTGACCAACGACCAGCTGCTCGCGCGCATGTCCGAGTTGCTCGGCAAGGCGGGCAACAAGGATGAGCCGCCCAAGCAGGAGCAGCAGGAGCCGCCCAAGCAGGAGCAGCCCAAGGGTGGGGAGCAGGAGCAGCCTGAGCGCCCGCCCCTGTACACCGAAGAGGAGAAACAATTCCTCGAGAGCTATCGCAACGATTGGCCCGACATCGCGAAGGCTGAGGCGCTGCAGCGCCGGGCCGAGTACGCGCAGCTCGTGGACTTCGTGTTCGCGCAGGTTCGCGAGGCCATCAACCCGCTCAACGAGACGGTCGAGACGCTCGCGACGCGAACCCATCTGGAAGAACTCCAGACCAAGGTCGAAGACTATGATGACGTGCGCGACAAGGTCGTGGAGTGGGTCCAAGCACAACCTGCCTACTTGCGAGCAGCTTACGAGCATGTTATCACTCAAGGCACTGTGGAAGAAGTTGCTGACTTGGTCGACCGTTACCGCAAGGAAAACGGGGTAGAGCCCAAGCCTGCTGCGGAGGCCGCGACACAACAACAACCAAGGGACACTGAGCTGCCCGCGGCCACCAAGAAAGCGGCGGCCGGTCTGGCTCCAGTCAGGTCCAAGCGATCACAGCCCAGCGCGACGGCCGATCCGGCCGACTTCGATGCGGCTTTTGCAGCTTTTGCTGCCAAAATCTGATCTATTGGTCTAGGAGCAACCCATGATCTACGGCGATATCTCTCCGGCAATCGCGGCCTACTCGGTCGTGCGCATGCTCAAGCGTGCGATGCCCTACATGGTCCTCGAGAAGTTCGGCCAGACCTACGTCCTGCCGACGAACAGCACGCGTACCGCGAAGTTTCGCCGGTACTTCCTGCAAGGCGCGACCGGCTCGGCTGGTTCGGGCAACCCCGCGGATAACTTCAACATCCCGGTCCGGATCGAGCCCCTGATCGAGGGCGTGACCCCGCAGGGCTCCCGTCTGGCCAATCAGGACTACGAGATCACCGTGCAGCAGTACGGCGACTACATCACGATCACCGACGTGATCGAGGACACGCACACCGACCCGATCCTGCAGGTGTCGACGGACGTGCTCGGCGAAAGCGCCGCGCTGACGCTGGAGACGCTCCGGTTCAACGTCCTGAAGGCCGGCACGAACGTCTTCTACGCCAACGGCGTGGCGGGCCGGGCCAACGTCGTGGCCCCGATCTCGCTCGCGGATCAGCGCCGGATCACGACCGGCCTCAACCGCCAGAACGCGAAGAAAATCTCGCAGGTGGTCGCCTCGACCCCCGACTTCAACACGAAGTCGGTCGAAGCAGCCTACATGGCGGTGTGCCACCCCGATCTGGAGACCGACATCCGCTCCATGTCCGGCTTCAAGCCGGTCGCGGATTACGGCCCCCACACCACGCCTTTCGAGGGTGAGATCGGCTCGGTGGAGCAGGTCCGGTATCTGGCCTCCACGGTCATCGCCCCGTGGCCGGACGCAGGCGGCGCGGTCGGCACCAACCGGTCGACGGACGGGACGGCTTCGGACGTCTACCCGGTCATCTTCTTCGCGCGCGACGCCTTCGGCATCGTGCCTCTGAAGGGCAAGTCGTCGATGACGCCGATGGTCGTGAACCCCAAGCCCGCCGCAGGCGACCCGCTCGCTCAGCGCGGCACCGTGGGCTACAAGTTCTGGACCGCGACGATCATCCTGCAGGAAGCCTTCATGGCCCGGCTGGAATGCACCGCAACCGCGTGACCTGAGGGGCCTTCGGGCCCCTCTTCGTCCCTCCCCCTGCAAGGAACTGATCCATGAATTATGAAGCAAACGCCAACGCCGGGTCCTTCGACATGGCGAACATCACGTCCGGCACGTTCACGTCGGACGGGACGGCCCTGACGGTCAATCTGGGCTTCCGCCCTCGCGCGGTCACGCTCTACAACGCCGACGCAGCGGCGAAGTACGAGACCACGGACACCATGGCCGGTGCGGCCGTTCAGACGGTCACCGGCGGCACTCAGACCGTCGAGGCTGACCTGATCACGATCACCGACCGCGGCTTCACGGTGGCGGCGTCGATCATGACCGACACCGAGGACTACCACTTCCTCGCGATGCGCTGAGAGCAGGGGGCTTCGGCCCCCTGCATCCTCCCACATGGAGACGGTGAGCGGCATGATGGACGACATTCGCATCAAGCGCGCAGCGAACGGGTACACCGTCTGCATGTGCGATCCCGAAATTCAGAAGAAGAACCGGTCGAGCGACGGGCCCTATCAGGACCCGAACGTCGAGTTCGTCTTCCAAGACAAGCAGAAACTCGTCGAGTTCTTGGGCACCGCCGTGGACAAGCTCCCGGAGGGCGACGAGTACAGCACTGCGTTCAGCAAGGCCATGACAGAGGAGATCGACGATGATTGACGACGAAGAGCTGGGGGAGAACACCGCGGCCGAGGTGGTCGAGGAGCCGCCCGCGCCCAAGCCCAAACCCAAGCGCGCTGCGAAGCCCAAGGACCGCGTCCGCATCCAGCTCGAAGAGAGTGACGACATCCCTCCCACAGGGCTGTTCCTCGGTCTGAACGGCAAGGGCCATCTACTCCGCCCCGGTGAACCCGTGGATGTCCCGATCGGGATCGTGGAAATCCTCGACAACGCGGTGATGTCGGTCCCGCAGGTCGACCCCCAGACGAAACAGGTCATTGGCTACCGCGACCGTTTGAGGTATCCCTACCGCAAGTTCTAACCCAGAAGGTGCCTCATGAACGTCGGCGAACTGCTCTATGAGCTGAGGCACAACATTCTGCACGACCGGACAAATCAGGTGTCCGGGACAAGCGACCAGCTCTGGAGCGATGCCACGCTGGTCAGGTACATCGACGAGGCTCAGCGGCGTCTGGCGCGGCTGGGCTTCGTCATTCGAGATCATCGCACCCCCGACACATGCCGCCTCACGACTGTTCCCGGGCAGCAGGAGTACGAGCTGCACCCCGCGGTGCTGGCCGTCATGTCTGCGCGCGTCGAGGGCGCGACGTCGGACCTGCTGAGGCTTGGCCATGCGTCGATCGGCGGCTACCTGATCGAAGGCGTCGACCCGGCGCAGGGGCAGCACATCGTGGGCATGCAGCCCGGCCACGCGCTGGCGTTCCAGACCGACGAAGGCTTCGCGGAAGATGACGAGGGCAGCGTGGGCGTCACCACTCTCCGGGTCATCCCTGAGCCGCAAGAGGCTCAGACATTGCAGCTTCGCGTCGTGCGCGAGCCGATCTTCCGGCTGGAGGCCACGCAGCTCACCGCGGTGCCTGAGGTACCTGAGCACCATCATCTGGAGATGCTCGACTGGGCGGCGTATCTGGCGCTGCGCATTGTCGATCTGGACGCGGGCAGCCCGCGCCGCGCGCAGGAGTTCGCGGAGCAGTTCGGCCAGACGGTCGCGCTGGCGCGGCGGACGGCCATGCGGAAACTGAGATCACCACGAGGCTGGGGCTTTGGCCAGTTCGGCTTCTCTTGGGAGAGATGAGATGGCAGGACAATACGATCCGATGAAAGAGGTGCTCGCGCGCACCAACCCCAACATGCAGTTTCTCGAGCCTCGACCTGCGGCGCAGCCCGGGCCTACGGCGGCACAGATGCGCGACGCTGTGGTCCAGCAGATCGTGCCAAGTGCGGCAGGGCAGTTTCCTCCTACCGAGGCGTTCATGGACATGCGGCTTATGCCTGACACGGCAGGTGGAGGCTCTCGTGGTGACCGCAGGGCCCGGCGAGACAACACGGTTCAGCCTACGCCTCGGGGAGCCCCTTCGACAGGCAGCGCTCAGCGACGCGCGTCTCGTGGGCAGTCAAACGCAGCGGCGCGTGCGCGGGAGGAGCGCTCTGAGGCGCAGCCCGGCATGACCCCTCGACCTGACGGTCAGGTTTTCGCGGTGCTGCCTGAGCTCAACATGGAGCAGCAACGCCGAGCAGCTGCCGAATACCTGAGCAACTACAATATGGCCGAGCTTCAGGCACTGCAGGGGATTATCCCGCAGCGTGCGGAGCCGCAGCCGATCGCCGAGCAGGCTGGGATGCTTCTCCTCCAAGAAGGGTTGAAGGCTTTCGACTATTCTCAGAGGCCAGAGGCTTCGATGGAAGAAGCAGCAGCCGGTCAAGACGCATGGCAGCAGCTGCTCATGAGCCTTCTGAACCCCCCGACCCAGATACCGATGCCTTACGAGTGACCCATGGAGATTGACCCGTTCACAGGCTTTGTCAGGCCCCCGCGCGGCGGCATGCCTGCGACCGCCGTCCAGCGGCGTTGGGAGAACGCGCCGGGCACTGTGGTCAGCCGCGGTCTCGGCCGCGGGGTCGACACGATCCAGCGCAATCTCGGGTCGGCCCTCGAGGGTATCGGGAACGTCACAGGTCTTGAAGGCTTGGCAGACGCTGGGGCTCGCTCCGTGGCGCGTAATCAGGCCGAGATCGACGCGTCGCGCGCGATGGAGAACGACAGCGTCGCGACGTGGCTCGGTTCTCTGTTCGCGGAAAACGCTCCGCAGACAGCGACAAGCATCGGTCTACCTGCACTCGGTGCAGGTATCGGGTCGGCTGTGCCCGGCGTGGGCACAGCTATTGGTTTCGGCATCGGTACCGCGGCGTCGGCGCTGTTCAATTACGGCCAGCTTGCCGGTGAGAACCGGGAGCGGCAGAAGGCGGAGAACGTGGCACGTGGGCTCGAGCCCATGGTGGACGAAGGGCGCGCGTTTGGGACCGCGGTACCCCAGACCGCGCTGGAGACCCTCGGCGGCGCGCTGCAGGCTCGGCTGGCGATCCGTGCGCGTAGAGCTGCAGGAGACGAAGGGTTCGGAGTATTTTCGCGTCAGGGCGCGCGAGAGATCGCGGGGGCGGCAGGGCGCGGCGCAGCGATCGAAGGTGCAACCGAAGTCGGCCAGACGGCGATGAACCGGGCGCAGGCGGACTTGGACAATACCAGCCGCGAAGCGCTTCAAGAGCTTGCGATCGCAGGTCTGGCAGGCGCAGTCCTCGGCGGCACGCTCAGTGCTGGAGGGTCCGCGATCGGCATCCAGATGCGGAAGCCGGCGGAGGTATCGACAGGTAATCTTGAGCAGGAAGTTGACCGGGCTCTCGGCCTTCCAGCGCCCGATCAGGTCCTCGCGCTGCCACCGCCTGATGCGGGCCCTGCAGCGCTCTCGGGCCCTGAAGCGGCGCTCAGGCTACCTCCGCCGCGCGAGCCGCCCATGGCGGGGGATGTGGTGGTCACACCACCGGTTGCGCAGCCACCTGCTCCGGGAGCATTGCCAGCACCTGATCCGACGCTCACGTTGCCTGCACCTGCGCCGGGACCGCAAGTTCTGCCGCCCCCGGGCGCACCGTCGCTCGACACGGGCGCGGACCTCGCAGGTGGAAGCGTCGACGCAGCCCCGGCAAGGCCGCTCCAAAACGTACCTGACCGGCAACTCTTCGAGCAGCTCGTGGCCGCTCAGAGCGCCGCGCAGTCGCCCCTGTCGACGGCGAGCGAGGCCACGGCTCAAATCCAAGCCGAGATGGAGGCTCGTGGGCTGGAGATCACACCGCGCGGCCCGGTGAGGCGCGCGGCGTTCGCGGATGCCACTGTGCAGGACCTGAACCGGGCCCTCGTCACTCTGCGGAACCAAGAGCAGCAGGGTCAGCCGCTGACCGAGGTGGAGCAAGAGCTTCGCACGCAGATGACGAGCGAGCTCGAGCTTCGGCGCGCAGAGCGCGACGGCCAGCTGTCGATGATCAACCCAAACGCCACCACCGACCGCACCGCGTTCAGGGACCTTCGGGACGGGCAGCGCAGCGATTTTGTCAGCGAGGCGGCGGACAGGTTCGGCGCTCCCAAGGGGTGGAAGAACACGAGGTACGCCAAGAGGCTCAGGGTACGCAGCACGGAGGAGCTATATGACAAAGTCTTCGACGATGTGGCCGCGATCGAGGCGTTCGATAGAGGTGAGAACACCCGGTTCGACGGGCCTGCAGGGCAAAGAGAGCGCGCAGCGATCGAGGCTATGGCGGACCGCTTGGGCGATCGCGATCTGGGTCCAGAGATTGCTCAAGCGCAGCAAGAGCTGGAAGCTGCTCGTGCGCAGTTCCCAGACGGCCGGCGCGTACTGGAGCAAGACTCTGAGGCCATGGCGCAGTTCAACGCAGCGCTCGGTGCGCAGCGGGCAGCGACGGCGCGCATCAACGAGCTGCAAACACTTCAGCAGAACGCAGAGGCAGCTCAAGCCCGTGCCAAGAAGCGGGCCACCACCGCAGCAGCTTACGTCGGTGATCCGAATGATGCAGTACCGCTCAGCGAAGTGCTGGCCATCGACCCTGATGCGACAGGTCCGAACTGGGTTGACCGCGCCACGCAAAATCTGACGCAAGGCGCTCCGGTCGGAGCACTGGGCGATGCCTTGGCAGACGCGGCTGCGCCTATCACCAGAGAGCGGCAGATACAGGCAGCAGAAAATCAGCGCGCTGCTCAGAACGAGGCTCGCAATTTCCGGCAGATGAACGAGGGGATCGCCAATCAGGCGCTGAGAGACGAGGCAGGTATCGTGATGCAGCGGCGAGGGCCGCTCAACAACGAGGGAACGCCTGTCAGCGCGCCGCCGGGGCCGGCACGGAACATGCAGGTCAAGTCCGCGATCCGAGAAGCCATGGGCCGGATCGGTATGGCAGATACGGACGTCTATGTGCTTGGCAACGCCAAGGCCTTGCCTGACGACGTTGGAGGCCAGCTGTCACGTGATTTCACGGACAACGGGAACCTGAAGCCTGTGTCTGAGCTGCTGGACGCAGACACCAACGCGGTAGCGACAGACGACGGCACGGTCGTGATCTTTGCGGACAAGGTCCAGTCGAAAGAAGACGCTGTGGCGCTGCTGTACCACGAGGTGCTGGGCCATCGAGGCATGACGGCGATGTTCGGTCAGGACCGAGCTGAAGCGATCATGGACCTCTATGATCGCAGCCCAGCACTGAAGGACATGGTCAAGCAATGGGAGACCGCGGTGGGCCCCGAGGCCATGGCGTATTACTCGAAGATGCCCAAGTGGGTGCAGGTCGAGGAGGCGATCGCGGTCAAGGCTGAGAGTGGACCGATCCGGAAGTCGTACTTGGAGCCCATGCTGGCGATCATCCGGAAGTACGCGCGCATGGTCGGGCTCAAGAGCAAGAGCATCAACCAGAGAGAGCTCAACGCCATCTTGGCGGAGGCGCATGAGCGAGCCATGCGCGGTGAAGGTGCGGGCGTAGCCAAGCGCCCCGCGCCCGCAGAGAACCCTAGAGGCCCGATGCCGCCCCCGGCGCAGATACTGGACGCTGCTCAGACGTATGGCGATCCCAACACCGCTGGGCCTGTGCTGCGCGCGTCCTTGGGTGCGGTAGGCGGGCTGCCCAACACTCCTGAAGGTGACATGACCGCGATCGGGCGGATCATGAAGGTTGCGGAGAAAGGCGCGGAAGGTGTCCGAGGCCTCGTGAACGCAGACCGGTCCGAGCAGGTACGCGGCGCGGCGCTGTGGCTGCAATCCATGGGCCACATTGCACAAAAATACGGCAAGCACTTTCCGATGAAGGTCGCAGGCAAGGCGACCAACGCGCTCGAGCATATCCGGAACGCGCATACCGACCGCACGGTGGTCCAGTCGATCTGGTCGCGGCTCAGCGATAACCGGCTCAAAGAGGTCGCGGCCTTGAGCAAGAACCTCAAGGAAGGTGTCAGCTCTCTTATGGAGGCGACCTTCTACCGGCTCGACCCCCGGAAGAAGCTGGAGGATCACACGCACTTGACGCCGCAAGAGCGGGCTGACCGGCGGAAGGTCTACAATCGCCTGCGGCAGAATTACCTGCGCATGCAGCGCAACCCGGCGGCGCGCAAGGCCTACGCGAACATGATCGCAGTCAACGAGGCCACGTTCTTCCAGCACCACGCGACGGTGCTTTATGAGCTGATCCGGATGACCCCGGAAATGCGCGCGAATATCCCGTCTGCGCGGACCAACCCTCTTCGGCGGTTCGTCAATGCGCACAAGGCTCAGGATGATCCCGTGAAAGCGCGGGCGTTCTGGGAGAAAGAGCTCCAGACGCTGCTCTCGGAGACCAAGACCTTCGTAGCTGCGCGCCGGACCGCGCTGGATACAGGCGGGCGACAGGATGTAGGCCAGATCACGCAGATGCTGACGCTCTTGCAGGCGCAGCTTGATCAGACCGACGCACAGCTTCGCGAGGCGAAGGACTACCCGTACTTCCACATCGGCCGCTTCGGTGAGTACGCCGCGTCGTTCAACCTCAAAACCATCACAGATGCGAGTGGCAAGAAGGTGGCGGATCAGCGCGCGGTGAACGCGGCGTCTGCCGCGCTCGAGAAGCTGGGCTATCACAACATCGGGATCAGGGAGGAGGCGGACGGTGCGGTGGTCTTCATCCGGACCGAGACCCGGGAAGCCGCGATGGACTTGGAGCGCATGGCCAAAGAGCTCATGCAGCAAGGCCTCGTGACCGAGGTCAAGGACAGCACCGAAATTGACCCGATCCAGTTCATGCCGGAGAGCACTCAACGCACCGTGGGCATGCTGGTCGAGCAAATCCGGGCCATGAATATGCCCGTCGCAGGCGAGAGCCAGCAGGATATCGACCGGCGCAACGCGTACATGGCTCGGCTGGAGGCAGACCTGAAGACGGCGATGCTCAACAGCATGCCGGAATACGCCAACGCCAAGGTTATGGCGCAGCGGGAGTTTCGTTCTGGCTACAGCACGAACATGCTGCGCGCGTTCGCGAAGCGGCAGCAGATCGCGGCGCTGTCCGCGGCGAACCGGCTGGCCGGGGAGATGACCACCGAGGGCTTCCAAGCCATGCGCGACAGTGTGGAAGCCATGCCCTCTCAGGACAAGTGGCGCGGCTTCACAATCATGCGCGAGATGCAGGCGCGTGAGATGGTGAACCGCGACGATACGAAGGTCTCGCGGTTCATGGGCGGCGCGCGGGCCTTCAACCACAATTATTACCTCGCGATGAACCCCGGCTACATGCTGACCCAGATCACGCAGGTCTGGACGAACGCCATGCCCGAGCTGACCAAGCTGGGGGCGAGCAACAGGCAGGCTGCTCGACTGCTCGTGCAAGCGGCACCACTTGCGGCGAAGATCGTGGGCGCTGCCATCCGCGCGGCCAAGGCAAAGGGCTTGGGCAGTGCTTGGGATGGAACGCTTAGCAGCGAGGTCCTTGCGACGGTGCAGCTATCGCCGGACCCGGCCAAGGACCAAGAGCTGAAGGACTTCATCATGTACATGGTGAACACCGGCTCGATCGACATCGGCTCTCAGACGCGTCAGCTGGGGCAAGCGGCGGAGAACCAGACTGACAGCAAGTTCGACACCACCATGCGCTTCGCGTCGTCGGCCAGCTATTATCTGGAGATGGCGACGCGCCTGACGGGTACGCTGGCAGCGCGAGAGCTGGCGGTGGCGCAGGGCAAGGACCTGAGCGCGCAGCAGGACGCGGCGTACACGCTCGTGGACGAGGCGTTCTTCAACTACACGGAAGGCAACCGCGCGCGGGCGATCGGCCGTGGCGGGTTCGCCAAGGAAGGCACGCCGCTCCTGACCGCGTTCATGACATTCCCGATGCTCATGACAGAGAAGTACACCCGTGAGATCGGCGCTGCGCTAGGAGCGGACAGCGCCAATCCAGAGGAAAGAGCGGCTGCGCAGCGGTGGCTCAAGACGCACCTCGCAGTGATGGGAGTGCTCGCAGGCGGGCTCGGGATGCCGTTCGTCGCGATCGTCGCGGGCGTCATCGACCGACTTGCCGATCTCTTGGGAGATGACGAGGAGCCCTTCAACGTCCGGGCGAATTTCCGGAACTTCCTCGCAGATACGTTCGGAGAAGACGTAGGGGAGGTGCTGGCGCGCGGACTGCCTCGCGCCGTGGGCTTCGACATCTCCTCGCGGGTGGGCGCGGCCGAAATCGTACCGTTCTCGCAGCTGATCAGTGACAGGCGTCCGTTCAGCGAGGCGATCACAGCGCAGACAGAGCGCGCGTTCGGCTCAGCCCTTGGGATCGCGAGTGATGGATGGACCGGAGTTGGGCACATCCTGCGCGGCGACATCCTCGAAGGTCTGCGCACCGGTGCGCCACTGGCGATCCGCAACCCGGCGAACGCGCTCAAGATGACCACGGACGGCTTCACTGACAGCCGGGGCACACTTCTGCCGCTGACCCCTACCGCGTCCGACATCCTCTACCAGATGATCGGGCTCACACCGGCGCAGCGGGCGGAGTATAGCGAGGCGAACTTCGCTCAGGCGGTTCGCCGCGGCCGGGTTACGCGCACCGCGACGCGCATCCGCAAGCGCATCCAGATCGCAGTGGCGAACGGTAACCGAGACGCCCTGCGCGAGGCTTTCCAAGATGCGATGGAGTTCGACCAGAACGTCGACCCGTCGTATGCGATCCTGCCAAACATCATGCGGTCGGTGAACCAGTCGAGCGACCGCCAGTCGCTTGCGAGAGCACTGGACGCTCCGCTAGGTGTGCGGGCCAACGATCTAGGTGGGCAGCAGCTCACACGCTTCATGAACCTGTGACCAAGAGGTAAACCCATGGCCGCGTCCCAGCACGATATCACGATCCTTCAGGGCGCGACTTTCGACATGAGCGCCACATGGACTGACGACACCGGCAACCCGGAAGACCTCACCGGAGTGCTGGCGCGCATGCAGGTGCGAAAGTCTCACAGGTCTGACGAGGTACTTCTCAACCTCGACAGCGATACGCTGGGCGGGATCACGTTGGACATCCCTACGGCCGAGATCAGCATCGAGGTGACCCCGACCCTTACCGCCGCGCTTCCCGGAAGGCTGCGAGGTGTGTATGACTTGGAGCTAGAGTTCCCCGGAGGCCGCGTCGTCCGCCTCCTCCAAGGCCGGGTGCGCGTGGACCCTGAGGTGACCCGATGAGCACGATCACGATCGTAACTTCCACGCAGGGCGGGGCAGTCACGCTGCAGTCGGACGAGACTACGCTCAATGTCGTCTCCGGCGGCGCGCAGGGTCCGGCGGGTCCTCAAGGACCAGTCGGTCCGGAGGGCCCTCAAGGCCCGGCCGGACCGCAAGGCACGACTGGCGCGACTGGCCCCGCAGGCCCCACTGGCCCCGAAGGCCCACAAGGTCCGGCAGGACCGGTCGGCCCTCAAGGCGCAGATGGTCCTCAAGGTCTGACCGGTCCTGAAGGCCCGGCCGGTCCTGAAGGCCCACAAGGCCCGGAAGGGCCTGCAGGTTCGCAAGGTGATCCCGGCGTCATCGGCCCCGAAGGCCCGCAAGGTCCGCAAGGCGACCCCGGCCCTACAGGTCCGCAAGGCCCTCAAGGTATCCAAGGTCCCATCGGCCTGACCGGCCCGCAGGGTCCGCAAGGCCTCGAGGGTCCGCAAGGCCCGATCGGCCCCGAAGGTCCTCAAGGGACCGGCCTTACGATCCTTGGCACGCTCACGGACCAGTCCGAGCTTCCGGGCTCGCCGACAAACGGAGACGCGTACATTATCGCGGGTGATCTCTGGGTCGCCAACGCAGGCACATTCAGCAACGCTGGACCGGTGCAGGGACCGGAAGGTCCTACAGGCCCCGCGGGCCCTCAGGGCATCCGAGGGCCCACAGGACTTACGGGCCCGGCAGGCGCGGATGGCGCGGATGGTGCAACCGGTCCGCAAGGCCCGGCAGGACTTACAGGCCCGGCAGGCGCGGATGGCGTGGACGGTGTCGATGGTGCAGATGGCTCGGTCTGGCGCTCTGGTGCAGGCGCTCCCGCGGCGTCTCTCGGTGTGGACGGTGACTTCTACCTCGATACAGATACAGGCGACGTCTACAGGAAAGCTGCAGGAACCTACGCAACTGTGGACAACATCCAAGGTCCGACAGGCGCGACAGGCCCGCAAGGCCCGCAAGGCCCGCAAGGCCCGACAGGCCCAACAGGCGCAGCAGGTGCGGATGGCGCGGATGGCTCGGTATGGCACTCCGACACAGGTGTCCCGTCGATCTTCCTTGGCGCGGATGGCGACTTTTACCTCAGAACCGACACCGGTGACGTCTACGAGAAAGCGTCCGGCACTTGGTCGGTCGTCGACAACCTCACGGGCCCCTCGGGGCCCGCAGGTGCGGACGGCGTAGACGGGGTCAGCGACCCGGATGCGCGGATCGTCTATCCGGTCGAGGACCTGCAAGGGAGCATCACGCTCAACGAGAGCGGACTGGTCGACAACAACACGTCTGGGCGGCTTCTGGTCACGACAGGGTCGAACGGCACGATCACGGTGACGCTGCCCACGCAGGCGACAAGCGCGATCCGCAACGGCGCGATGTTCACGCTCGTGAACAAGGGCCCGAATTACACGGTCCAGATCGCGGCCGAGGTAGGCGCGACGATCAACGGGGCGACCGATACTCTTCAGCTCAACGACTTCTCCACGGTCACGCTGTTCAAGATTGCAGCAAACGATTGGGTGGTGGGTACGGGCATCGCTGGCCCAGTAGGCCCAGAAGGTCCGTCCGGGCCAGCAGGTCCGACAGGCCCGGCAGGCCCCCAAGGCCCGGTGGGGGATGGGCTGAACGTCCTTGGCGTCTTGGCAGCCGAGGTGGACCTTCCGGGCTCACCTGCCGATGGCGACGCGTACCTGATCAACGGCGATCTCTGGGTGGCTTCTGGCGGCACGTTCACGAACGCAGGTCCCGTACAGGGCCCAGAAGGCCCGACAGGCCCGCAAGGCCCGGCAGGGCCTCAAGGCGACCCCGGCCCTGAAGGCCCGCAAGGACCGGCAGCCGAGAACGGCACCCCATTCGCGGGCGCGCGCGGTGCTTTCGAGAATTATCAGATCACCACGACAGGCGCGGTCGTCGACGTGGCGATGTCGACTGAAGTTTACGACACCCACGATTTTCTCGACATTGCAACCAGCACCACTCGGTTTACGATACCCGCAGGAGTGACCCGTGTACGGATACGCGCGTTCGTCGGCCGAGACAACGCGGACCCCATGCCTGCGTCCAACCAGTGGGCAGTCGCCAAAAATGGAACAGTTGTACCCTCTGCAGAAGGAGGCGTGATAGCCAGCTTGATAATCGCTGGGTACACGAACTCAGGGATTACGGTCGTATCGGGCGTGATCTCTGTCGCTGAAGGTGACACGATAGGTCTGGTAGCGTTTCTCGCTGCGAGCGCCCAGATTGACGGCTGGGTTGAGATCGAGGCCGTCGACGGCAGCATCGTGGCCAGTGGACCGGCAGGCCCGGCAGGCGCGCAAGGGCCCGCGGGCCCGGCAGGCGCGCAAGGTGACCCCGGCCCAGCAGGAGCGGCAGGCGCAGACGGTGCAGATGGCGCGGTCTGGCGCTCTGGCGCAGGAGCTCCATCCAACGGCCTTGGCGCAGATGGCGATTTTTACCTCGACACCGACACTGGCGACGTCCACGAGAAAGCCGCCGGAACCTACTCAGTTGTGGGCAACATCCAAGGTCCCGCGGGCGCGACCGGCCCCGCAGGCCCGCAAGGCTCTGGGCTGACCGTTCTCGGCACGCTTGCGTCGACAGGAGACCTCCCCGGTTCTCCCTCGGATGGTGACGCGTACATCATCTCTGGCGATCTCTGGGTCGCCAGCGGAGGTACGTTCTCCAACGCAGGAGCGTTTGTCGGTCCTCAAGGCCCCACAGGCGCGACCGGCCCTGCAGGTCCGCAAGGCGACCCCGGGCCGACAGGCGCGACCGGTCCCGCAGGCGCAGATGGTGCAGACGGTGCAGCCGGCCAAGGCGTCCCGGCGGGGGGTACCGCAGGACAGGTCCTAGCGAAGATCGACGGCACTGACTACAACACGGAGTGGGTCGCGCAGTCAGGCGGCGGGGGCGGCGCGAGCGCGATCGACGACCTCACGGACGTGGACACCTCCACGACCGCGCCGACCGCTGGCCAAGCTCTTGTCTGGAACGACACAGACAGTGTCTGGGAGCCCGGCAATGTGGCTGCTGCGGGGGGAGGCTCGGTCAAAGCCGCCAAAGGGCTGTTCACGACAAACTTCGATGTCCCGGCGACCACCGATACGATCTTGAGCATTGCGTCGACAGAGTTCGATACAGACGGGTTCTGGAGTGCAGGCAGCCCCACTCGGTTCACCGTTCCTGCTGACACCAGTTGGGTCGTACTCACCGCCAACGTGGTTGCTCGACAGCTTCAGACGGCAAGCACTGACTACATACTGCGCTTCAAGAAGAACGGCGTGAATTTTCAGTCGGTTACAGTGGATAACCAGTTCTGGGGCCCGCCTGCGATGACGTCGGGACCGCTTGAGGTGGTAGCAGGGGATTACTTCGAGCTCGAGGTCTGGTGTACTGACGCATGGGAGCTTAACACAGCGCTCTCATTTTTCACGATCCACGCGCTCGCAGCGGGCGGAGGCGGCGCGAGCGCGATCGACGACCTCACGGATGTGGACACCTCCACGGCCGCACCCACCGATGGCCAAGCCCTTGTCTGGAATGTCACAGACAGCGTCTGGGAGCCGGGGGAAGGGGGCACGACGATCAACGGCCTGAACGACGTCGGCGATGTGGCTCTTGACCCGAGCGCGATCACTGACGGAGACGTTGGCCGGCCGCTAGGGCTCGTGTCGCGCAATCCGGACACCTACGGGCTGCTGGAGCGTCTGGTCGCGGAGCCGGTGGCCGGTGGCTCCAAGATCATTGCCGAGCAGGACTTCGGGGCATCGAACGGTACAGAGCTGGTCATCTCTGACACGCACCTCTACGACGAAATCTGGATCATCGCATCAGAGCTGAGCGACACCGCGATGAACCTGCAGTTGCGCCCGGACGGCACGACTGCAGCAGCATGGGACTTCGACCGCATTCGCGTGTTCGACAGCGGCAGTGGCGTAACCGCGACCGTATCCGAGACCACAGGTGGCAGCGATGTGTTCTTCGGCTCTGGCGGGGCCGATCTCAGCGCCCTCGCGGTGGTCCGGGGCACGAAATCAGGCATCCCGCTCACGATTGACCGCACCCTCGGCGCGCGAGGCAATAGCTACTACCACACGTCGCTCGTGGTGGCTCAGAACGCGCTGGAGCTTCGCGCGATCGCGCTGCAGGCCACCTCCACGCTGACCGCAGGCAAGGTCTATGCGGTCGGTATCCGGCACTCTGCGCAGCCGCTCATCGTCCCGCTCGACTACGCCGGCAGTCCGGCTGGGGCGGGTACGCTCGCGCGCCACGTGCTGCCCATGAATGCGACCATCCGGGCCGGTGCGCAGGGCCAGTTCAAGACCGAGACGAACCCGAGCGCTTCTACCGCGATTGACGTCCGCAGGAACGGTACGTCCATCGGCACGGTCACGATCCCCACAAGCGGCGATCCTACGATCGACATCCCCTCGGAGACCAACCTGACGACCGGAGACGTCCTGACGCTGCACGCCGCCGCGAGCGGGGACTTCGTGGACCTCTACGGCTCGCTTCTGCTGGAGGGTCGAGATTGAGCCGGTACGTCGTCAGCTTGCACAAGGACGCTGACCGGGCGGCGGTAATCGCTGCGCTGTCGACGCAGGGCGTCGTGCAGGAGTTCTCTGCGATCCCTCTCCTGCTGCAGTGGGACGGGCCTGAAGCGCTCGAGCCCAGCATGCTGGCAATCCCGGGCGTCCGCGCGATCCAGAAAGACGAGCCGCGTCAATTTCGCGGGCTGTCGACCCACTACCTCGGGGCGCGCACGGCCGGGGTCCACGGGCAGCCCGCGATCGTGCTGCACGGGCAGAAGCCCGGGCAAACGCTCTTCAACAGCATGCGAGACCTCATTCAGCCGGTAGGAGAGGAGGTCGAGTTCGACTACGACCCGACTGCAGGCGGGCTAGGTAACGGCTCAGGTGTGCGTGTCTACGTCGCTGACAGTGGAGTGGACGCGGATCACCCCGAGTGGACCGGCCGCTTCGGGGGTCTGATCTACAATGGTTACGGCGCGAACGCGTACCATCCGCACGGGTCGCGGGTGGGGTCAGTCGCCGTAGGTACGACCCTTGGCGTTGCTCCCGGGGCGACAATCTACGACGCGCGCGTACTCGACACCGGCAACACTGGCTCAGGGTCGATTGTCGTGAACGGCATCAACGCTTGCCTCACGAACTTCAACGCCGGGACCGACCCCGGGGTGCTCAACCTATCGCTCGGTGGCACAGGCACCAACATCTACGAGACTGCCCTCGACGCTTGTCTGGACGCGGGCCTCGTCGTCGTGACTTCGGCCGGGAATGACGGAAACGACCTCGACGACCCCGGCGCACCGGATGCGTGGCCGGCAGAAATGTCCGACGTGGTCACGGTTGGAGCTCTGGACCCGCAGATGCGGCTGATCCCCTTCACGAACAGAGGTAGCGTTGTCGATCTCTTCGCGGTAGGGATCACCTACAATGGTGCGAACGAAGTAGGCGGGTTCTCGCGCCCGCTGTCGGTGCAAGGGACCAGCTTCTCAGCTCCCCTGACGACTGGGCTCATGGCGCGCATTCTGGGTGGCACCGCCAAGATGACCACACGTGCTGAAGTTTTGAGCACGGTGACAACACTGCTCAGCGACTACACCGTGGAGGACGTCAGGAACCGCGACGGCTCGTCGCGTGTTGGGCGAAAGCGTCTCTGGATACCGGGTGTCACACGCACCGGCGTCGTGACCTATCCGGTCTGAGAAAGTGCTCAAGCTCTTCCAGACCTACGTCGTAGGAGGGCGCACAGGCAAGCGCGAGAGCGCGTGGACGGTCTTTCTGCTGTGGCTAATTTTTACCGTCAGTTTGATCTGGATCGAAGCGAGCGAAGGGCCATCCATGGAAGGCTCGCGAAGCATGTGGAGTGTCGTCACACCGTTTGTTTTTACTTGGCTTGGCGCAGCTCATGGACTTGAATGGGCAAGCAGGCAGTCGCCATGGGGTAGGGACAAACATGAACCTAAGGGAAAAAGCAGTGACGATTAGGGACGAGATCAAGAACGACAGCGTTGCGATCCGATGGGTCAGGACCGCCGCGACAACTATCGCAGTGACAGCGACGGCAGGGACGATCCTCTGGACCGCGGCCACATGGGTCTTCGGCCCTCGCGTAGCATTGTGGGCAGAGGAGCTGGTCGCCGCAACCACCATGGAGCTCCGTGCTGGGATCGACGCGAACGGTACGCACCTCGATCGGCTGGACGGCGTGGTCCGACGCCGAGTTCATTACCCGCCTTACGGAGCGCGTAGTGGAGGAGCACTTTGGTATTGCGGTGGAACTCGTGCTCGTGGTGGAGGGGCTGGGCGAGATCCGCCGGGTGATCGAGGTGATCCAGTGACCGCGCGGGCGCGGCAGCGCGGCGCCG